ACTTGTTAGGTCAGTGGAAACAGATCAAACAGGTTTCTGAATCGGCAACCAGTTCTGAGAAAGTAGCTTCCAAGGAGACTTTGAAAAAGGTTTCTACTGGTGGCGCAAAGGGTAGTAGTGAACCTCCTTCAAGAAAAATCTTCCGAAGAGCAGATATTATTAATCTTATGAAGACTGACATTAAACGCTACCAAAGCATGGAGCCTGAAATTAGACAGGCATATGCCGAGGGTAGAGTAAGGTAAAAGGTAACTACTATGGCTAATGAAACTTCAGGTGCTTATTTTACAGCTAATGCTGCTGTAGATAAGACTGCTGCTGATAAATTCATTCCTGAAATATGGAGTGACGAAGTGATTGCGAGCTACGAGAAAAATCTCAAGATGGCTCCACTTGTTAAAACCCTTAACTTTTCAGGTTCTAAGGGTGATGTAATTCATGTTCCTAAACCCACACGCGGAAGCGCAAACGCAAAGGCAGAAGCTACTGCTGTGACTATTCAAGCGAATCTTGAAAGCGAAATTACTGTTACTATTAACAGACATTTCGAGTATTCACGCTTGATTGAGGACATTGTTGAAGTACAGGCGCAAGCGTCATTACGATCCTTCTATACTGACGATGCTGGCTATGCCCTAGCAAAGCAGGTAGATGATGATCTATTCCGCGCTGGTACTGGCTTTGGTTCAAGCACACTAGATATGACTGTCGTAATTGATGGCTCTACCGCTGCTGGTACTGCTTTTGAGAGCGCAAACTCATTCTTTGTTGATGCTACTAACGGATTAACCGCGTATACAGACGATACTGTCGTAGCTGCTGATGTATTTACAGATGCAGGGTTTCGTGGATTAATCAAGAAAATGGATGATAATGACGTTCCTATGACGGATCGTTCATTTATTATTCCTCCTACATTGCGATCTGCAATTATGGGTATTGATAGATATGTATCTGCTGACTTTACTTCACCTCAAACTGTCCAAAGCGGTTTGATTGGTCAGGTATACGGCATTGATATTTATGTTTCGTCAAACTGTCCTGTTATTGAGGATGCTGGCAGCAACTCTTCTGGTGCTAAAGATATTCGTGGTGCATATTTGATACACAAAGATGCCATCATGTTAGCCGAGCAGATGGCTGTTAGGTCACAGACTCAGTACAAACAAGAGCATTTATCAACACTTTATACTGCTGATACGCTCTATGGTGTACAGGCATATCGTCCAGAAGCGGGATTCATTCTCTGCGTTCCAGACGTATAAGATGAGGTACGGAAGGGGGGCTTTGCCCCCTTTCTTGCTTTATGGCGAAAGACCCAAAGCTCAAGAAAGCAGGAGTCTCTGGCTATAACAAGCCTAAGAGGACTCCAAATCACCCTACAAAAAGTCATGTTGTGGTCGCTAAAGTAGGCGATAAAACAAAGACAATTCGTTTCGGTCAACAGGGCGTTAAGGGTGCTGGTAAAAATCCGAAGACGAAAAAAGATAAAGCACGAAGAAAGTCTTATTATGCAAGGCATAACGCTCAAGACTCGAATCCTTCTAAGTTAAGCGCAAGATATTGGTCACATAAAGTTAAGTGGTGATTTAAATGGCAGCTAAAATTAAACTCAAAAGAGAAACGGGAGGAGCAGGTGATACGCCTACTACTTCTGACATTGAAGCCTATGAGATAGCGCAGAATGTAACAGACAAAAGATTATTTGGTAGGGATGGCAGTAATAATATTTTTGAGTTTGGTATTAATCCGACTTCTATAACTACTGGTGCTATTACGGCTACAGGGACAGTAACCGCTAATTCACAACTTGCTTCTTCAAATGCAGTATTAACAGGCGGTTCAGTTAATAACATGGTCATAGGAGCCTCTACTGCTGCGGCTATTACGGGTACTTTGATTACTGCTAACACTAATTTTGCGGGAAATATCACCGGAAATGTAACCGGAAATGTGACGGGAAATATTACCGGAAATACAACCGGAGACTTAACAGGTAATGTAACTGCGAGTTCTGGTACAAGTACATTCAACAACCTAGTTATTAACGGGACAGTAGACTTTAATACGGCTGTTCTGACTGACCTTGGAAGCCCGAGTAACTCAACAGACGCAGCCACTAAGGGGTACGTAGACACAGAGATAACTAACCTAATAGGTGGAGCACCTGGAGCATTAGATACGCTTAATGAATTAGCTGCGGCCTTGAATGATGATGCTTCCTTTAACTCAACGATTACAACATCTATAGCGGCTAAACTGCCTTTGGCTGGCGGTACTATGACAGGTGCTATAGCGATGGGTAGCAACAAAGTCACAGGGCTAACCAATGGTTCGGCTAGTGGTGATGCTGTCAATAAGGGTCAATTAGACACTATGTTACCTTTGGCTGGTGGCACAATGACGGGCAATATAGCTATAGGATCAAATGTTATTACCTCTAGTGCTAATCCTACAGACGATACGCATTTAGCTCGTAAGGCTTATGTTGATGCTCAATTAGGAAGTGCTACTGCGGCAGCCTCTAGTGCTTCTGCTGCTGCTACTTCAGCTACCAATGCAGCATCTTCCGCTACTGCGGCAGCATCTAGCGCAACTTCAGCAGCTTCTAGTGCGACTTCTGCGGCAGCAAGCTATGATTCTTTTGATGATAGATACTTGGGAGCTAAGTCTTCTAATCCATCTGCGGATAATGATGGAGATTCTTTATTAACTGGAGCAATTTACTGGAATACGTCATCAAATGAGTTAAGAGTTTATAATGGTTCTGCATGGGTACAGGCGGCATTTACAAGTAGCGGTATATCAGATGTTGTTGCAGATACTACGCCGCAATTAGGCGGTAGTCTTGATGTTAATGGACAGGATATTGTTTCTGTATCAAATGGAAATATAACACTTACACCTAATGGTTCTGGTTTAGTCAGAATTGATAGTAATGTTGATTTGCAGTCTGGAGAGATAGTTCTTAAAAACTCAGGCTCAGTATCAAATATTAAATTTTATTGTGAATCGAGCAATGCACACTACACTCAATTACAAAGTTCTGCTCATGCAGATTATAGCGGTAATGTCACTTTAACATTGCCCGCTGCAACAGATACGTTAGTTGGCAGGGCTACTACAGATACTTTAACAAACAAAACACTAACATCACCTAAAATAAATGAAGATGTTGCTGTTTCTGCTACAGCTACAGAACTTAACTTGCTAGATGGCGTAACAGCCACAACAGCAGAGCTTAACTATACTGATGGCGTAACTTCTAATATACAAACACAGTTAGATACTAAAGCGTCTACAGGAAAAGCCATTGCTATGGCAATCGTTTTTGGATAGGAGATAATTTATGGCTGCACCAAATATAGTAAATGTAGGAACAATTACAGGAAAAACTGCGGTGCAAGCTGTAGGGACAAGCGCAACCGCTATTGTTACTAACAGCGCATCTTCAAATAAAGTTTTTAAAGTTAATGCTTTATATGTAAGTAATATTGATGGGACAAATTCAGCAACAGTAAATGTAGATTTGTACAGATCATCAACTGCTTACCATGTTGCAAAGACGGTCGCTGTTCCCGCTGATACAACACTAGATGTAATATCAAAAGCTCTTTATTTAGAAGAAGGTGATGCAATAAGGCTTACAGCAAGTGCTACATCTGATTTAGAAGCTGTTTGCTCTTATGAGGAGATTAGTTGATGGTAGGTCGCACTACAAATTTTCCTACAGATGGTCGCTGGAGTCTTAGGAAGGTTAGAGATGAGGTGGCTAATGATTCGTGGGTTGGCCCTCCAGCTGCAGCTACAAGTATTTCTTCTGAGCTTACGGCTTACAATGCAGCAACTATCAGCTATACGGCTGCTGCTGGATTAAATTATAAGGTTTATTGGGCTACATCCTCTGGTGTTGATACTTCAGATAATGTGGCTACAGGTAACCAAACTACAACAAATTTAACAGGTTTAACTGCTGATACAACAATCTATTATGTTGTAGCGACAAGTAACAGTTTGGGTACAGCGTTGTCAGCCGAGCAAACTCTGACAACATTTCCTTCTGGAACAACATTTGCGCAAGCGGGGAATACTTACAATTTCACTACCTTCTCTGACACAGTGGCTAGTTTTATTGTTGTTCCGGCAAATAAAACAATATCCATGTACGCTCTTGGTGCTACCGGAGGAGGCGGTGGTGGTTGGAATTACACGGGAGGTAGTGGAGGAGGACAGGGTTCTGTCGCTGGTAGCAAAACATTTAGCAGCGCAACTACGCTAAAGATATGGGTTGGAGGTGCGGGCAAGTATGACGAGCGTTGGGAGTTTGATGCTAGTTACTTGTGGGGTACATTTAGTGCGGCAGGGAGCGGAGGCGGTGCTACAGCAATCTTAAATAACAGCGATAGCGATGCAGAACTTATCGTTGCTGGCGGTGGCGGGGGTGGTTCTTCAGGCTGGAATAATACTACTGGCGTTGCTGGAAGCGGGGGTGTTATTAGCACTACCGGACAAACAGGATTAGAGGGAGGTGACGGAGGTACGGATAGCTATAACTCAGGCGTGACGGCTGCAACTATATCGGCTGCTGGCTTTAACAACGGATCATACGGAGACGGTAACGGGAAAAAGGGCGGTCTTGGTTATTATCCCGCACCAACTAGCGACACTGCTGGAACTGCTGAAAACTCAGGCTATGGCGATGGCGGAGAGATTTCTAGGAAGGGTTACGGATGTGGCGGTGGAGGCGGTGGCGGATACAAAGGTGGCTCTGGAGGAGAATACCCACAAGGCGGTGGCGGAGGAGCTAGTTATAAAGCAAGCGGAGTAACTTCAATTAGTAATGTGCTAAACAGGACAACTCAAGAAAGTAATGGCGGAGCAACATCTGGCGGTGCTGGTTCAGATGGGCGTAATGGTCAGGTCAGAATTGTTGTGGCTTCATAAGAGGATTAGATAATGACAGCAGAACAAGAATTAGAGGCGGGGAAAAGAGCGCAGATAGAAGCAAATAAGATGAATTATGCGCTTCAGTATGCTTCTTTGACTGTTGAGGTGGGCGGCAAAACATATCAAGCTGATTCAAACTCAATAGAACAAATTATAAAAAATCTATCATTTACTAATTTGCCAGATGGTTTTTATTGGGTTGATTCTTCTAATGAAAGAGTGGCAACAGATAAGGCGGGTTTACAGGCTATAGCTGATGCGGCTTTGTTGGCTAGATTTAATTTATTTAAACAATTTCAGGAAACAAGAATTGCTATCAACAATGCAACCTCAGTGGATGAGCTAGGAGATTTACTTGATTACAGGCCGGAAGAATAAAAAATGTTTGGTTTGATAGATAATAACTGGCCTACAAAGCCATGAGTTATGAATATTTTTGTGTTGGTGTTAATTATTGGAGGAATATCGGCAATATCTGATTGTGATGATGGCGGCTTGTGTTTCCAAGAGAAGACTACTTGTGAAGAGTTTGCTCAGAGAATTATTCTCAATTCAGTAACTACGAACATAACAGCCATGTGCAAGAGGATTGAGAGATGATTGGCGAAGCAATGTTAGCGATAAAAGCCTTGGACAGTGCATTTGTCATGGTTCAGGGTGCGATTGCTAAAAAGAAAGAAGTTGAGGATATGGCGGGTGAAGTGGGTAAATTCTTCACAGCCAAGAAAAAAGTAGAAGAACATATTAAGAAAGCGAGGGATGCGGGTACTGAAGATTTGTTGGCGGGTTCGGCTTTGGAAGAAGCTATTACGATTGACCAGCAAGAAGAACGTATTGAGAAGATGATGGACAAGATTCGTGACCATTACTCTCGCAAAGGACAAACCCACAGATGGGTAAAGATTAAGGCTGAAGCAGCCAAGATAGAAAAGAAACGTGAAATTAAACGCAAAGCAAATGCAGCCGCTAGGGTGGCAGCCAAGAAAGAAGAGCAGATTCTAATAGAACAGTTGGCAAAGTTGGTATTGGGATTGGTCGTAACTGTAATAGTAATAGCTGGCGTGACGTTTTTAATTGTTGGAATGGGAGCTGAATAGTGAAGTTAGACCCTGTATTGCTAAATATGGCTTGCTCTTGGAGCATGAAGGCTTACAGAAAGTTTGTAGAAGATGCTACAAAGATAGAGTCTAAGTGGACTTCAACTACTGTTTACATTGCAAAGCGTAAGACTATAGACGTAATAGCCTTTAGAGGCACTGAGCAGAAGCTAGATTGGCTTACAGACGCCCTAGTGATACCTGTACCCTATGCAGGAAGAATGTGTCATGGGGGCTTCACATTAGCTCACAGGTCGGTATGGAAGAAGGTTCTCAAATATATAGATTATGATAAGCGTACATTGATTTGCGGTCATTCTTTAGGTGGTGCATTGGCTGAACTGTCTGCTGCAAAGCTATGGAAGAAGCACAACAATTTAAATGTGATTACTTTTGGTAAGCCAAATACGTTTTTCAAAGGGTTTAAACGGCCTATGACTACACTGGATAACCAAATATCCTGCGTACAAGGGTCTGATTTGGTGGCTAGAATACCTAAGTTTTGCTACGGCCCATCTAAATCGCAAACAATGTTGTACTTTGCCAACAATGGTGTGGACTTTGTAAACCCTGACAAACTTACCAGGGATGAGGATAGACGCATATCAGATGCTATCTCGGATCATTTTATGGAAGGGTATAAGGATAGATTGGAAAAGTTTTTAGACAGTCAAAAGCCTAAAAAAGAAGATATTGACGAACTTAATGAAATCGCTGACGAGGTAGAAAATGCTTAGAATTGCTGCGCTGTGTGTACTAATGACCGGATGTACTGTTTCGGAAGAAATGATAGCCAACAAAGAACTGTATTGTTCTGGGGTGTACAAAGGTATTAGGGCTGTAGGCCGCGTAGCTACTGAGGTTACGAC